TGGTTGACAGGTGGGCTTTGTGCAGCCAAGTAGCGGGCGTATGCCTGCAGTCCTCGCCTATCCCCATCTTCTTTACCAAAAATACTTGTCGCTGGAAGCGTCAACTGGAGCACGTCTCCGTCAGGGTTGTTCTCTAACACCACGGCCAAGCGCTGTTGGAAGCGGCAGGCGCGGCTGTTACCGTTACCTGAACCGGCTTGGTTCTGGGGGCATCCAGCACAGTTATAAAACTGCGGGGTCTCTATGGTTGTCTCGGGCGTTTCCCCGTCGTTGCTCCAGCAGTCAGGGCCTGTGATGTTGTCTGCATCGTAGGATTTGCCGTAGAAAATACGGCTGACTTTAGGCGCCGCCTTAACAATGATTATGTCGAGGTACCTCTCATCAACGGTGGCAATTTCTTTGCCGCCAGCTACCAAACGGAACACACCCCCCTTGATGGAGATGCGCTTAGTTGTGGAGCCGCTGGCATTACCACCCGTTAGGGCTTTGGCGGTATCTGACAGCTCGTTGTTACGAGCGAAGGCAGGAACGGTTGATGGGGAAAACAGCATTACGTTACTCATGGTTTGCGTTACTTTCTTACAGGGGTTACACGGATGTCAAAATCCGAAAACGAGTTTAATCCGGGAGGTACTACCCCCGGGTTCTCTTCAAGGAATGTCACGATGTTGCTTTGACTGATACGTTGTTCCAACAGTTCTACGACCTCATGCTCAAGAACGAACTTTTTAAATGAGTCCCAGTCGTTGGTGTGGTATCGGGTCTTTTGCACCAAAGCTACACGCCCGTGGGGAGTGTTGAGCGATGTCAAACCTAATGCGCGCATCTGGTCTTTAATCGCCATGCGTACTTCCGTACGGTGTTCTTCTAGCTCGGCAATCTGTGCATCGAATGTCAGGATCTTTGCTTTGATCTTGGCGTGTATATGCACCAGTTTATCCAAACCTACAGCTTCTTCATCTACCATTTACTTCTCCTTTTATTTGTCTACCGTTTGACAGTGTACACGTTTCCGAACGTGCCGCAACCCCCTTTCATAAATTTATTTCTATCTTGAACATCTCAGTCAGCAGGTTGTTATCTACTACCTTACTGGCGAGGGCTTTAAACATTTTCTTTTCAATTGGGCTACCTTCAATGTGAACAACTGTTACTTTGTCACTATTTTGCCCCTTGCGGTCGGCGCGCGCGATGCACTGGATGTACTGCTCAACGCTCATTAAAGGCCCAAAAAATACCACTGTATCTGCCGCAGTTAGGGTAATCCCGTGTGCAGTAGCGGCGGGTTGCATGACCAACACTCGTGTTTCGTCAGGGCGGTTTTGGAAGCGGCTAATGATGTCGGCTCGTTTACTGGCCGAGACTCCTCCGTGGATGCACTCGTTGGCTATATTGCACTTGGTTAAGTGGCTCTGGATGGTGTTAATGATCGAGCGGTACAGTGCAAAGATGATGACCTTGCGACTAGTCTCTTCCAGAATCTCTTGGAGCACGCCGAGTCGAGGCGCTGCATCGAACTCCACCACTTCACCAGCGTCTGTGTACGCCGCACCACAGGAGATCTGCAACAGTTTGTTTACGCCAGTAGCCGCGTTGACTGCGGTGATGGTCTCCCCGGACGCCTGTATCAACATCTGCTCCTTGAGCATGTTGTAGTACTTCGCCTGCTGTGGGGTTAGTGGGACTTCTCGTGTCATCGTGATGACTGGCGGCAAGTCCAAGCACTGCTCTTTGGTGTAGCGTATGGCAGGTTGTAGCGCGTCGTAGACCATTCCCTTAGCGCCGGGCTTTGCTGCCCACTTGAACATGGTCATCTTGAACATGACTTGGTCACGCCATGCGGTAAAGAAGCGCGGCACGTTCTCAGGGTTAACTAGCTTTGCTAAACCGTATGCGTCCGCAGGCGACTGCGCCGCAGGCGTACCCGTCATCATCCACAGGTGTGTGTTGGGGCGCAGGATTGACTGCAATGTTTTCCATCGTTTAGTGGTGGTCGTCTTGTATGCGTTGGCCTCGTCCACGATCACCAAATCAAACCTGCCGTCGTTGTTGAGTTCCGTGGCGATCAAATTCAATCCATCATAGTTGCAGATAACGAACTCATAGTCTCCCTGAATCATCTCTATGCGACGTGATGACTTGGCATGGTGCGCAATAACTGCGCTTCGGTGAATGATCGAGTTGTTTAAGTCATTCATCCACGCACTCTGCATGATCGACAGTGGGCAAAGTATTAGACACCTTCGCACAGCCCCGCGCTTCATCAGGTAGTCCGCCGCCCATAACGCAGACAGTGTCTTGCCTGTGCCGGGGTCGTTGAACACAAACGCTTTGGTGTTCAGCGTCAAGAAAGCCGCCGTGTCGATTTGATGACTCATTGGCTTGTATCGCCCGGGCCAGTTGTATCGGCGTGTGATGGGGGAAGGTACGTTCTTTAGTCCGAGGTTCCTTAGTACCTTGACTTCGTCTAGCCCCCAGTAGACGGCTATCTCGTAAGTGTCTCCTTCTTGCTTGAGCACCTTGTGCTTTGGTATGACTGAATATCTATCGGGCGTACGGGTTTTAAAGACAACCGCTTTGTCTTCTAATATCTCCATTGCTTCTCCGTGGTTTATGTTTTAGCTTTGCCGTTGTCGCGCATGTTAGCTGTGGCACTACGCACCCGCATGTTGCCTTTGGTGCTTTTGCCGCCGTCTTTTATTTTCTTCTTGTGGTCGATCTGCTCGTCGGCAGAAAGTACAACCCCGGCCTTAGCGTATACGCGCCTCCCTGTTTGGCGCTCAAGTTGGTCCTCGGTTTCACCTGTTTTCTTTTGCAGTTTGTATGCGTGTTTGTAATCACGCTTGCCGTTTGTCTGTGTCATATCATTTCCTTTTTGTGTTGTATTCACAGGACTTAACCGCGCACCATCCGCACAGTGGCGTAGGCTTAGGGTTCCAAACTCCTGTGGCGTATGCCTGTTCAATGCGAGCGACACGTTCCCGATAGTCCCACCAAAATCCTTCAGCCTGATCAACTTCAAAGGACGCCTTCTTCATATCGTTCTTGGCAACAAACAGCAGCGCCCCACTCACCTTGCGGATATGCGGGAAATGTGCAAACACCATCAACGCCATGAGTCGTAGCTGTTCCAAGTCAGGGTACTTGTTGTTGCCGGACTTGTAGTCCACCACCCGAGCGGTCAGGTTGTCGTCGTTAATGATGAGCAAGTCCGCGATGCCTCGTACCCACACGTCCTTAGCCATGAAGTCACAGGGTTGTAGGTCCTTGGTCAACCCCATCTTGTGCTCACACAGCTTGCGACCGGGCTTGTCCTTGAGCGCATCCAGCGTGTCCTTGATGTACTCGAACTGTTTGGGCAACGCCGTGTCGTCGCGGATGTAGAACTCCGCAGCTTCGTGTAGCTCCTTGCCGTAGATGGTGGCAACGGTGTCCGTGAATGGGTGGTTCTTGAGCACCTTTACCTCGTGGTAGCGTCGCGCGCACCCCTCGTAGTCTTTAAGGGAGCTGTGGCTCCATGAAATAGGTTTGGTCATTTGAACCTTGCTGATTTAATTGCCCGGTATAGGCGACTACTAAACTCTTCGACAAATGGCTCGTTGTTGTTTAGTTGGTGCTCGCCCATGCCCTCCAGAATGGCGTGAGTTAACTCATGCCAAAACGTTTCCTGCATTAACGGGTACCGATTAGTCACTATGCGGATGCGCTGGGCATCGTAGTCGATCTCCCCAATGTGCGCCTGCCGATTTAATGTTTCCGCTATCTCAACGCTATACCACTTGTCGCCCACTTTTATCTTGCGGGGCAGTTTTTTCTCGGCTGTCATTTAACCATCCTTATTGCTTTGCTTCTCCATACCTACGGTGCGCGCCACCGTCAGCGCCTAGCGGGATGCCCGGCAAATACCGTGGCTCCATAGTCATCTGCGCCAAGACCCAAGGCTTAGCGTCCTCTACCTCAGCATTAGGTACGACAGCAATGAGTTCGTCATGCACTGTCCCCTTGACTGGGTGTCTTTTTTCAACCCGTAGCATCCCGTCAGTCATTACAATACGTGCTACGCCCTGCGTAATGTTGTTCGTAATCTTACCTCCATACAACCTAGTAGGTGGGGTGCCTGCGGCTCCGTAGAGCCATTCCGTGCGCTTGGTCTCTTCGTTCTTAACGCGGCGAAGATTCGGGTAGCGCAGGCTCATCCCGCTGGGGAGTACTATCTCCTCCTTGCGGAACGTTAAACATTTATACACCACCTCCTCCCCACCGTAAAGGCTTTTTTGCAGCAGCCCCGAGCACATCTCCCAGAACGTCACCACTGGGTGGGCGGTGGCCCGGTATATGTCTATGATCTTCTTGGCGGCTACGCAATGGATCAACAACTCCTGCTCTGTGCAGGTGTGGGGTATCTCCTCCATCTTCTGGATGTTGTCATCCCATTCCACAAAACGCTCAATGAACCTCTTATTAACTCCTAATCTTTTAGCAAAGTCCTTGTCGTACATGACGGGTGGGGCACCAAGGAACCCTACAACTAGTTGCGCCGAAAACGAGGCCCAACCGAGGCCGTACCCACACCCGAGTAGAGCAGACTTAGCAGATTGTCGGAGGTCCGGGTGTGAATCTTTCGTAAGTCCCGGTGTGTTAAACATTTGAGCGCCGAACAATGCGTAAGGGTCACCTCCAGCCCTGAAAATGTCCAGCATGTCTTCGTGATCCGCCAACCACGCAAGAACGCGTGGTTCAATTTGCGACAAGTCGCCGACGACGAGTTGATGCCCTTCGGGAGCCATAACCGCTTTACGCAGGAACGATCCTCGCTTGAGGTTTTGCATGTTGATGGCTGAACCTTTACTGGCTGACCAGCGCCCAGTTTGAGCCCCAAAATACGAGAGTGGGACCGGGAGATTCCCGCGTTGCGAGATGTCGAAGAACCGTTGTGCCCGGGTTCGCTCATTGGTTGATTTAACCCGAAGGCGCGCTTCACAAAGAAGGGCAACGTCGTCACGTTGGTGATTAAGGAGCGCTTGGAACATGGCGTCGTTCTTAGCCAGAGCAAGTGTTTCTTTGCCGGTAGTTTTACTGATTTTCTTCGGGGCAGGAATCCCAAGCGTGTTAAGTATGGCAGCAAACTTTGGATTCGACGCGAGGTCTTTCTCCTCCACGTCGAGCTTTTGTAGTAAGGCTTCACGGGTTTCTCTCTCCTCTTCAATAGCGTTAAGTAGCATCAGGCCGTCCAGCACCAATGTCGGCTCCGTGTACATCCGAAGCGTCATGTCTATAAGCCTAAGTTCTTTCGTAGGGTATCCAACTCGAAGGGCTGAAAATATGTGTTCGCACAAGAACACATCGTGCTTGCAGTACTCGGCGAGTTCTTCTTCGATCTGCTCATCCAGTTCTCGTAGTCCATCAGTCGAATGTAGGGCTTTCCCTTTGGCGGGAAGGCCAAAAGCGCTTGCCAACCGCGCGAGGGAATTGCCAACCTCCACGCCGCGTAAAGCTCGTGCCATTGATAGGGTGTCGAGAATGAAGGCTGGCGTGACGTTATATTTCCAAGAAAGGATTGACACGTCGAATTGGGCGTTGTGGGCGAGAAGTGCGGTTCGTCCCCAGTCGACCCCCGAAACGTATCTAGGTATATCGCATCCTCTAACCCATTCAATTGGTTGGTCGCTTCCATATAGATGGAAGCATGCTCCAAAGTCGGTGAATCTTTCATCACGTATGTACTCCTCAGTGGTCATCTTACTAAGCGTAAACGTCTTGCTGTCCCAGTACGTCTCGAAGTCAACAGTTACTATTTGGTCAAATGGCTTGCTCAATTCATCATCTCCTTTGGCGGTGCGTTTTCCATGACGTGCGCATTAACCGCTTCATACGCATTTGCTACTACCTCGGCAACCGAAA